CACCTTGATATTGTGTTGTACGGCCACATCCACCAGTGGTTGTAGTATTTGGTGGTAAGAGAACATGAGCTAAAGGTAAATCTTTATCTGGTAAATCATCCTCACACGCATGATAACCAACGATACGAACACGACATCTAAGAGTATAGATGTCATCTTCTGGATTCTCCGCCTTTGTTTTTTCTAAGGAATCTCCCCACTCTCCTTTATCTGGATCAGTCACTTGACCAATCCACCACTTCATAGGATCTTTTCCAAAAAAGTTTTGATACATCTAATTAATCGTCATAGATTAGACACTCAGGTTCATCTGGGTGTTGATCACAAAATAATTCTAAAGCATTTGGATCATGGTGATCCCCTGCATCTATTTCTTCCTTATGATGTTCGACATACTCTTCGAGTTCATGTAACTCTTCTTTTGCATGTCTTCTCGCTGCTGGATTTGCCTGTGGATCGTCAGCAATTTTCTTGTCGTATTCGATGTGATCTTCGATTGATTTCATTTGATTCTCCTGTTTCTTTTATTTAAGCGCAGTAAAAGTATCTCGAATTAAATTAAGTTGAGTTGAAGACTTTCCATCTCCTATCACATGTCTCAATTCAGAAATTAAATACTTTCCACTGATATCATTATCTCCGTCCCTTCCATATTCATCTGTGGGAGCCGTGTAATCTTCTGATTTAAGAGGAAATTGAACTTCAATCATCTGTCCAGCTCTTAACTCAGGATTAATTGGAACTGATATATTTAAGGATTGAGAAAACAATAAGTTGTTCCTAATATAAGATTTATTTTGATAAACGGCAAGCTCATTTCTCTTCTCGACTTCTTCTTTTTTTGATCCTTTTTGTAAAGCTCCTTGATCTAATATTCTAAACATTAATCGAGTTGGTTTCTCTTTTAATGTATCAATCACTTTCAAAGGTTTCTCTGGATTTAGTTCAGAAATATTGAAATCTGTCTCTTCATAAGTTTCATTTTCAAGATCAATATATATTGTTTTATTTGAATACATACCCATTCTTGCGTTAATACCCATGTCATTAGATTGATTTAGATTACTTTCAATAATTCTAAGATCAGTCTCTGTTGGACGATCTGGTTTTTTATACAAAAATTCTGGTTCTTGTTTTAATAAATTCTCAATCGATTTAAAATGAAAACCATCTCGATTTTCAAAAAATAAAAAACCAAAATTCTTAGAAGAAGCTTGTGCTTTCGGACATAACCATTGAATTGTTTCAAAAGGTCTTTTTAGATTTCCTACAAATGAATACTTATTTACAGCATCATCTGATTTTATTTCTTTTTTAGTTTTGATTCCTTTTGTTTCAGATTCTAGTAATTCATTTACAATTTGTGTGACATTCCCTGTGAACTTTTTGTTAACTCTACAAGTTTCGTTAACCAATGATTCTTCTGAAATAAACTCTAAAGTCGCCGTTTGTTTATTGGAGGAAGTCACAACATCTCGAACAGAGTTCAAAACCATTTTTTGTTTTTTAGATGTAATTTTAAATTTTTCTTCAAAATCTGGTATTATAATTTCTAAATCAATCATTTCCCCACCAGTTATTCCTTTTACACTGATCATTTGATCAATATCAATAAAAGAAACTGTCATGGATATCGATGGACTTGTAACACTTTCATAATAATTAATTGATGGATTTCCACGAGCTATATCATAATTTTTTTTCAAAGATGTTCCATTTGGAATCAACTCACATTTGGAAATAAGATAACTGCCTTTATAACTCATAATATCATCCTATTGATAATTGTTTATTTGATATCATATTAATAAAACTTACAGTACTCATAGTTGATGTGACTGGCGTTGTTGAGACTTGTGGTGATACTATGGGAGATGAAACAGGAACATTTCCGTTTATTGGTTGTGATTGTTGAGTTATTGGTATGGGTAATAAATTAACATTATTACTTTGAGTAGTTGGTGGTGTAAGAATATTTTGAGCTAATTGATCTGATTTACTTTCAATCACTGATTGAAGATTATCAGAAGATCTACCATCGAAATCATATTTATCACCAGTAACAGCATCAAGAACTCCAGAAACCACTCTCATTAAACCTGTTGGTTTTGGCTCAATTTGTTTTACAAAATCTTTAATGGTTGGTGGACGATAATTTTTCTGTTCCTCAGTAGCATTTCTTAAAGTCATTGGAGTTTCTTGGAAATTATAATGGAAAAAATTACCCTTTGGATCAAACATTGGATCCTCTTCCTTTACTCTATTTGAAATTTGATCTTGTCCTTTATAATTTGTTCTGCCATCTAAAATTTGAATTGCCTCAATAATTTCTTTTTGACCTTTCTCTGACTTTAAATCTTTTATAATATTTCTTTTATCACCCTGTAAGAAATTTTTAACTTCCTTGGATATGTTTGGATTATTAACATCCATGATATTTAACGCTTCATATTCCATCTTTCCATCTGCCGTGTCACTACTAAGAACTACATCTTTAACAGTATTTTTGTATTGTTTTGAGGCAACTCTGTTTAATATTGAAGCAACGACACCATACACATCATCACTATTCAATGTAGCTTCACCAGAAACCGCAAGACCAAGATAATAATAATCCTCATCTGATAAATTTTGTAAACTTCTAGTGGTTTCTTTACCCTCAGAAAACATTTTCTTCAGACCCCCAACTAATTTATCAACATTGAATATTCCCATTTCTTTCAAATTTTCTGATTCATCCTTTGAAAGAACTGTCTCACCTTTTGTTAACATTGCTGGAATTCTATCTATGCCGTCGGGGCCATCCACACCTCCAATTTCAGTTCCAAATTTAAATGGTAAAAATCTCATCAATCCTTTCTTAGGTCTATTCTTTTTTTCTTCTTTTATTTTTTCATTTATTTTCTCTCTTCTTTCAAATGATTCTTTAGATTCAAAAAGTCCTCCTCTTTTGTCAAGGTCAAACATATTAGCAGTGAAGAAATCTATTATACCTGTGGCAGCACCACTCACTCCAACTGGTTTTCCACCTCTTCTGTCAAAATCAGTTAGATTACCAGACAAGGAATCAAGAACTCCACCAGTTTTTTCACTAAATTTTCTTTCTTTAACATCTTCAACAGCTTCCTCACCAACACCCATGAGACCAGCAACACTCAATCCAATAAGTCCACTTAAGATAGATACAATATCTGGGTTTTGAAGAGCTTTTTTAACTGTATCTGATGCTTGTTTTTGAAAATCACTATCATCTGTTGTACCAGCAGCAGCGTCTGCTGGATCTACTTTACTACCTTCTACTCCTTGAAGTCGTTCTAATCTTCTTATCTTTTGTTCTTGATCTTCTTGAGAGAATAATTTATCTTTTTCTAAATCTTTTTCAATCGTAATATATTCTTTTATCTCTTTTATCTCTGTTTTAATAATATCAAAACTTTTTGACAAAGCTTCAATTAATGATTTATTATTATTAATTATTCCCAAATTAGAATCAGTTTTTTTCAGAGCACGATTAGCCGTCTTGTCAACTGATTGAATTGACTCAAAGAAATTACTCAGAGTTATTTTCTTTTTAGGTTGTTCTTCATCCATACTTCTGGACGCCTTCCTGTTGTTGTCTCTTTAGATTTTCCTTTTCAATATAATCTTGAAGAAGAGTGATGTAAATGTCTCTCTCCCAAGGCATCATATTTTCTAGTTCCGTCAAGCTGTATTTATGGTATTGCATGAGAGCGAAATTGATACGGTAATAGGATTCAAGATCCTCTCTTGCAATACTTAGCCGAAAAAATCAGCTAGACCCTCCAAAACGATACTATTCTTTTCTTTTGTGTTTGGATTTATGACCTCAATGGTGTGTGATAATTTAGGCATCGTTGCAAAAAAATTCTCAACTTTTTTGTATTGTTTTGAATTTAACTGTTCAATAAAATTAACTCTCTCATCTGGCGTATAATCTTTAGCCTCCCATGCATCTTCCTCTGTATAAACTGTATCCATGCAATCAGCAACAACTTTCAAAGTTTTATCAACCATAACTTCTGGATCATCTTCTAAATCAAAATTATTTTGAACAAATTGGTTAAGTGATGGATATTTCATTCTCATAGTCATTTTATCATCAATCACAACGTCAGTTGTGTGACCCTTTGGTTTGATAACCTTAATCTCATCCACATATATTGTAACTGGAACTGTTGTCTTTCCATCATCAGCACAGGTGACTGTCATTTTGATGTCTTCACCAATAGACTTTGCACGAATATTTAAGAAAACATATTCAATATCAAACGTAGGAAGACTATCAACATCAACTCCTCTAGTTAAAATGCATTTCTTCAATACATCTGTCACAGCATTAGTGATTTCATCTTGATTTTTTGATTCTAATGCTAAGATTAAAATCTTCTCTTCTTTTACAAGGAAAGGTCGATATTTAATTTTTTTATTTGATGAAGGTAACTTCAACTCATATGTAGGAGTTTCAATGGTTGGTAATGGCATAATATTTTATTCAGTAATTTATTTAGTAGAGACCACCTTGTCTATTAGTTGTAGTTCCTAATGCTAATCCACCTTGACCACCTCTTCTTTCTTGTTGTTCTGGTTGATCCCTTGATACTTCAGAGAATAATTTTGGATTAGATGGTAAAAACTCACCGTTTATCGGAACTTGATGAGTATCATTATAACCAAAATCAGTAAAGAATCTATCATAGGCAAGTTGCACACTACATCTTAACACATTTGAGTCGCCATAGGCAACTCTCATTGAAGTTAAATTAGTAGGCCACACATTAACGAATTCATATGTGGTTAACCTAGATTGATATTCTGTTGATGATCCACGATCTGTAAAAGTGTCTCTTTCAAATTTGGTGAGGTGAATTATCTCTTTATAATCATCTGGATAGTTAAATCTTCCGTAAGCATTTAAGTCTCTTTTATTTGTAGAGATGGGATTGATGTATGTCATCCACTTCTCTAAAACTTCTAAAACCACCATGTCAGCGTCAAGATAAAATGTTAAGTTGAGAGGTGGAAAACTTCTAAGATTCGGAAATTCCTCTTGAATACCCTGATGATGACCTACAGCGAGACTTGTTTGAAAAGATGTGCCTGGAATTTCTGCTTCAGTACATAATATTGACATTTTATCTTTATAACTTCTACCCTGAGATCTTTTATCACTTGGAAGAGGTATTGAACTGCCAGAAAATTGTCGAAAACCATTACTTCCTAACCATCTATCAGCTTTACCAAAAGAAAAAGTAACTTGATAAAAGGTATCAAGAGAAGGCCGTGCAACGGTATCTCTGATATCCTTCATATTTGGTTTAAATATGTCAGATCTTCTTGGGAATATACTTTTACTTGACACGATAAATAAATTTGTGTTGTTATTACTATATATGAGCTATAAAGGGATATATAGGCCTTCTAACCCCAAAAAATATAAGGGTGATCAATCTAATATTATTTATAGGTCTTTGTGGGAAAGAAAATTCATGAATTATTGTGATCTGAACGAAAATATTCTTGAATGGGCGTCTGAGGAATTTTGGATTCCATATCTAGATCCAACAACAAATCGTGTTCGTAGATATTTTCCTGATTTTTTCATTAAATATAAGGATAAAGATAATAATATTCGCAGATCTGTGATTGAAGTAAAACCAATGAGAGAGACACTTGAACCAAAGGCAACAAAAGGTAAATCGAGAAAAACAATGATAAATGAGTCAATAACCTACGTTAAGAATCAAGCAAAATGGAAAGCAGCGAGAGAATTTTGTGCAGATCGTAAATTAGAATTCAAAATTATGACTGAAAAAGAATTAGGAATCCGATGAGTATTCTTCAAAACATATTAAATAAAGTTGGTGGTCAAGTCAATGAGGATTATTTTCGCAGTCAACTAATTGAGGAACTTGGTTCAACAAATTTTAATGATGACTATGCTGATACTGGTGGATTTGCTCCTGGCGAATTGTATTTTTTTACATATCAAGCACAAACAAAACAACCATATTATGATCAATATCCATTATCATATGTGATTGAAATGACCACAGGTGGATTTTTAGGTTGTAATCTTCATTATGTTAAATTAACCCAAAGAGAAGAACTTGCAATGAGCTTACTAAATAACTCTGCTCAAGGTTCAATATCTGCACCTAGAAGAACACTGCATAAATATCTTTATACTGGTGTTAGAGGGCAACCATATCGTATTCCAGAATCTGAGTGGACTGATGTAGCACAATTACCCACTGAAAGATTTGTTGATATGAGAGGTATTAGTGTTCCAAGAAACAGAATTTATAACACAAACTAATGTCGAAAACTAAAAAAAGTAGAGGATATGACATAGGAGGATCAAAGTATTCCTTTGATATTGTTAATGATAAAATAGCTGGTATAAGAAAAGCAGATGATAATGGGCAATTTGGAAACTCACTCGTAAATGAATATCTAAATCCAAGATTAAGCACTTTTGGTGATATTGCAGCATCAAGTGAGGCATTAAATGCTTATAATATTGCAAAACATGGATCAAATAAAAACTCATATGAAGATTCGGCAGTTCAAGCGACCTCTGCTGAGTTACAAGATTACTTTAATGAACAAGATAAAAAATCTACAAATCAAGCTCCGATAAGCGGTGACTTTTTACCATCTAATCCAGATTTTAGAGGCGCTGGAAACAATAAAAAATATAAACCTTATGAATATACTAGAGATAAAGGAGATGTATATGCATATCCCTCAGATATCAACACAGATCAAGATCATTTAAAGATACAAAAGTGGGAATATGTCAGACCAAATGTAAATCAAAGTAAACCAAATCAGGGCCGTGCGAATCAAGATACAAACGTGGCTGGTGACAGTGTAAAAGGCAGCAAACTTCAAGGATCTGTTTTGTTACCAATGCCAAAAGTAGTTGATGTAAACGGTGCTGATTGGGGAGAAAATAAAATCACTGCTTTCGGACTCGGAGCTCTAGGTGCATCAGAGGGACTTGGAAAGTTAATAGGTTTAACGCCAGGTTTAACTAATGAAGAAAGAGAAAAACAGACAAAGGCACTTGATAGACTAAAAAGTGAAGGTCAATTTGGTTCAGGGTTTGGTAGTAAAGAAGAGAGAGAAAATTTTAGAAAAGCTCTTGGTTCAGCAGCTTCAGTCTCAGTCACATCTGGAGTCGCTGGTCTAGCTGGAAATGCACTAGGAACTCAAATTAGTCCAGACACATTTCTTGCAAGAACTGGTGGTGCGGTCTTAAATCCAAACGCAGAGATGTTATTTCAAGGGCCTGTAATTCGTGATTTCAACTTTAGTTTTTTAATGATTGCAAGAAGTGAATATGAGGGTAAACAAATTAGAAAAATAATCAAATGGTTTAAAAAAGGAATGGCGCCAAAATTTAGAAATACAACTCTCATCAAGAGTCCTGATATATTTACTTTAGAGTATAGAAATGCTGGTGGTTTATTGAAAACTGTGAATAGATTCAATCCTGGCGGTCTTGCATTAACAACCGTAAACGTTGATTATGCTCCAAGTGGATATTGGTCTGCATATCGTGATTCTCAACCAGTTGCAGTTAAAATGGATCTTAACTTTACTGAATTAAGACCAATATATGAAAAAGATCAAAAAGATGATGATGTCTTCAGAGGATCTGATAGCGTAGGTTTCTAAAATGACATACTCAGGTTCACCAAATTCATATTTCAGACAAGTTCCAAAACTTGACTATCCCTCATTAACAAATGATCGGACTTCTGTATATGATTTTCAAACTGTTAAAAATTTATTCAAAAGAGCTGTAATTCGTGATGATATTTTTGATGAGATCACCGCATTTACAAAATATTCTGTAGAGGGTGATGAAAGACCAGATTCTGTAGCATATGATTTTTATGGTGACTCTGGACTAGATTGGGTTATTTTGACAACTAATAATATAGTTCATGTTAGAGATGAATGGCCAATGGGAAATCAAGATTTTCTAACTTACCTCAATGCAAAATACACAGAAACAGAATTAGCAAATATTCATCATTATGAAACAGAGATACTTAGAGATTCAAATGGTCGATTGATTCAACCAGAGGGACTCAAGGTTCCAGCTGGACACTCAGTTACTTTTTTAGATCGTGGTGTTTTGAGAACTGAATCAAAATTAAAATCATTCACTTTTTTACAACATGAAATTGATTTAAATGATGCAAAAAGAGATATCAATATTTTAAAAGTAGAGTATCTAAGTTTATTTTTAGAGAACGTGGAGGAGATTATGGAATATAAAAAATCAAGTCAATATGTCAGTGATGATTTGAAAAAAACAGAGAATCCACGCATAATTTCACCATAAAAAAAGAGGTCGTTTTAAACGACCTCTGGCGTAAAAAATGGCCCGAAAATTTTTTCGGGGTATTTTCTAATTTTCAGCTAATTTTGCAAAATAGCTGAGTGCATCTTCCTCATCCTCATCTGTATTCACAGAGGATGGAGTTGTGTCAACAACAGCACGACCTTCACTTAGATCTTCCAAGTTATTATCTTCATCAATAACTTCTGGATCTTGTCTTCTTGGTGCAACAGTTAAACCGAGAACATAATCAAGTCTCTTCTTGAGATCTTCATATGATTTAAACTGATCTGGAGCAACGAGTTCTGCAAGTGAGTATTCTTGTTTCCAAACTGTCTCCATTGCATCGTCATCATCTAGAAGTGGAGCAGGAGCAGCAAACTCAGATGAGTCATAGTTCCAATACCCAGCAACCTTTTTAATTTTGATTTTGAAGTTTGCACCAGCCCAGAAATCAAATGGGTTGATTGCTTGTTCATCTTCAAACTCAGGTTGCATCGCAGCAGTTATCTTATCAAAGATTTTCTTTCCATATCTGAACAAGAATACTTTACCTTCATTCGCTGGGTTTGAAGGATCTTTGACAACATAAACGTTACTGTAATAAGATAACTTACGTTTTTGTTTTCTTGCAATCTCCTTGTCTGAATCAACACCTGAGTTCCAAAGTTGTGAGTTATGCTCAGAAACTGGATCTTTTTGACCAAGTGTTGTTAGTGAATTCTCAATATACCAACCACCAGATGCTTGGAATGCATGTGTGTAGAGTTTTGCCCAAGGCAAATCTTCTCCGTCTGGTGCAGGGAGAAATCTGATTACTGCGTAACCGTTACCTGCTTTATCTACTTCTGGTTTCCATAAACGATCATCTACACCGTTTGAACCT